CCTCACTAAGATCTAGTGTGGCAAGTGATCCATCATCAGATCCGATCTGAGCCATGGCCCGGTTGGGCCACTGCTCCTCGAATCCGATAAAGTGCATGGAAAACTTTGAGCTTTCCAGCATTTCCCGCAATGGTATTGATATCGCCTGCTGCACGTATTGCATGCAGGTAGGTTCAATCGCAATCAAGCGGGGTGTCGTGTGCGTTTTCGGAACATCTACCAGTTTAACTGGTAGTTCATCCGAGGGTGCTCGAAACTCAACCCGTTCAAGTAGTTGGTAGTCACGGAAGCTAGGAAGTACCATTTCCAAGTAAGGAAATAAGTACTCCAGCCTCTCGTGCCATACTACCTGCTTCCACTTTTGATTGCCCATAAGGCGATCAGCAGTGGCCCCGGGTCCGTGCTTGCGAGGCAGTAGCGTACCATCGTAGATTGATTTATCGATGGCTTGCAGTGCTTCGCCGAAAACAGCACGGATAGTCCTACGTGCATCGTCGAGTAGCCCACCTTCGAAAAGAAGAGCTGCCCGACTATCCACAAAAGGGCTGTCGAGTCTCTGATCGGTCTCGATGAACGCGTCATAGGCAGCATCAACAATGGGCTGGGAGCAGTGCTCCTTTTCCTTGCTGAACATTAGGCATAACTGCCTAATAGCTGCTATGGCGTCAGCCGCCTTACCCACCAAAATGGCACTGGTATCATCCCGTGTCAAGTGGCGGATAAGGATCGACTGGTCTCGCGGCTGCTCTAGAGCAATCGCTTGATCGTCCATCTGCGTGACTTGCATGAACACACGATCCAGAAATCCACCGAGAAATTCGGGGATTCCGCTGGTAACTCGCGTGGTTCGGATAGCACCTGTCTTATCTACATAAGTAGACTTGACAACGCGCTTCTTGAACCCTTCGAAGCTGCCAGAAGGGATTTCACCATTTTCCAAGGCTCTTTCGAAATCCTTGGCGAAACGGGGAAGGGTGACCTTGAAAAAAAGTGTCACCTTCGTGTGCTACACGCTTTGCGAGCGTTTCCGCATCGCGTTGGGTGCTGACCGAGCATTGTTCCCCCAGTTCTTCGAGGGAACATAGCCAGATCTCACTTCGGCTTTTCATTCCGTCCTCCTTTCGGGAGGTTAGGAAGTCCTAGTCATGCTGCTGACCACCAGGTCAGGACTCACCCCCAAGAACCTTGGCAAGGTTCGCAGGGGTGTCCAACCAATCGACGAGAGCTTGTACAACGTACGAGATCTCGGTTGCGGAAATCCCCAGAAGGGGAGTATCTACAACAAGATAGGTGGACATCGACACCGGCCGGTTCGTTCCATCAAGGAACGGATCGGTAACGATGTCGCTGAAGTCCAGACGAACTGTACGGCGCACGCGCTTCCCATTTGCATGGGTAACGCGCAGCTTAAGCCCTTCAGACACGTTCTCGAAAGAACCGTCGTAGGAGCCGGAAGCAACGCGAGGCAAAGA